AATTTCGCTCCCTGCGCCGAAGTCAACTTTCTCTGTAGTAACCAATCACGATGGAACTGCATATCCGCGATTGCGCCCGCATCAGTGGCATTCACCGTGAACAAATCGCCTACACCACCAATGGGACCGTGGGGAACGCACATGTTTCCTTGAGCCACATAGCGCTGGAGCTTCGCCTCCGTGGTGAAGTAACCCGCACCACCGCCCACCTGGTCCGCGATCACTGCGATGGTGCTCAAAATACCATATCTTGTCAGTATTGGATAACCTAGGTCCATGAACGAGGCAGTGCTGTCATCCCCGATGATCGCAAGCCGCCCCTTGCGACGGCGGACACCCACGTACAACGCACGTAGTTTGATGGTTGTAGTTACTCCGTTGGGTACTGAGATGCGTGTTACCGCTTCAGTCCACGCCTGAATAGACGTGTCGTTTGCAAATCCTGTCTTGGTCCACTCCGTCCAGCTTATGGGCGCTCCAATGGTGCCGGTGTGCCCGAATATAGCCGTGTTGCTTGCGGACTGCATCAAGTTGCCTGCAAACACGTTTGTTGCCAGCCCAGCAGTCCCAAGGATTGATGTGACACTGATGCCAGTGTCTATTACCGTCGAACGCCACTGCACCTGCAACACGTCCGCCGTTATCGGCGTGAAAGTAGGGACGCTGACATCCACGTAATTGTTCGACGCTGAAATTCCAGTGATGTTGTAGGTGCGCCAAACCTCTCCATCAATAGTCTCAGTTCCGACCGAATTTAGCGTTGCCCCGGCAGCCGCAGCAGTGATTAGTACTTTTCCATCGCCGGGAGAAAACAGGGCCTGCCCCACGCCGGAAGTCTGAATACCGTCGATTTTCAGCGCAAACCCTGAATCCGTAGCATACGTTGGGACTCGGTCTCCATTCACATAAAGAGGCCCCTTAAAATGGGTAGCGGCCATGGTAGTTTATACAGCAGCACTGAAAGGTGTAGCTTCTGTACCAGTAGCAGAACCAACAACACGCACAAACCACTTATTAACAGCCACGTCAATTAGTTCAACCATATCACCAAGTATACCACCGCGAGTACTACCATTTAATGAAATAGTATCAGAAGTGGATGTTGTTTCAAAAAGCACAACAGTGTCAGCAGCATCTTGTCCAAGCAAAGCAACCCCAGACATGGTATCACTTGCATTAGCCACTTGGATAATTACGTTGTTAGATGTAACTGTAGTACCAATGAAAAAACGATATTCGGCACCGCTGCCTGTAGCAGCAGGTAGTGTGGCGGTAAGGCCCGCCGCCGCATTAATAGTTGTTACTTTACCGGATGTTCCCGGATCAACAGCAAAAGAAGCTGTCTTGTTCGTCGGAGCAATGGTGACCGACGAGAAATGTGTAGAATTAGCCATAAGTATGTTCTCTTTTCCTATCTATGAATATAGATGTCAACTTCCCTTCTGGGGAATCTATAATCGGAGAAAGGGGTAGGTTTACACCTACCCCAATCAAATCATTTACGAGCCCGAAGAGCCGTAAACACCACGAGCATCCGTCCAGCCGAACGAATAACGAGCACGGGCCTTGAACTTGGCGTTCTCAGTATCCCAGTCATTATCCATATCAAAACTGTCAGCATCCCTCTCGAAATACTTCATGCCATGAGGCACATCGGTACGAATGAACCAAGCATCAGTATCCGTCAGATAGTGGTTAGCCACAACTTCAGGAATCATCCCCATACTCTTCAGAGCATTCAAGTCATTGTCAGCAGTACCAACACGACCACCAGACCCAAGAATACGCTTAGCTTCAAAGATGCTTTGACGCGGGATAACCAAGGTCTTTGGACGAACAACGATGGTCAGACCAGCGTCATTAGTAAAGCCCGCGATATCGATGCAAGCTTGCTCCAGAGCAGCCTCAGAGAGGTCAGTATCCGTAGTCGGCTTGTTAGCCCATGTACCACCCTTAAGGTTGGGGTGAGCAGTATTACAGAGAGAAACACCATCACCACCAGTGTACGAGGCATTAAAAGCCCGGTTGTACACGTTGGCACCGAGAGTTTCCTTCGTTTGCCGCATCGAGAAAGCCAAACCCTGTGCCTTACGCTCGCCCACGATGCTATACTGGTCGTCATCTTTAGCTTCCCGAGTGATAATAAACCCGAGAGCATACACGACGTGCTGATAGCGCGTGATGAAAGCTTGCCGCTCAGTGTCATACGTAACCCCTTGGCCTTCAGGCTTTTGAACAGCCAGACCAAACGAACTAACGCCGACATCCTCTTCCCAGCCCTTGTTAGAGCTAAACTTATCAAAAAGCTTCAGGTACTCTTGCGGGTACTCATTATAAGCTTTACCATACCAAGCATTGACTCCGGGCCAAAGGGCCTTGGCGAATGAGCCAGTATTAATAACAGACATCTTATCCTCCTATTAAACGCCAGCAGTACCTGTACCACCCTTATACTGATGGTTATTAATCATCACATAAGCGTTGGTAAAAGCATCACCGATATTGTTGTCAGGCCGCGAGGGGAAACCAACAACCTTCATAGGAAGAGTAGCTGTCGTCGCCTTGGTCGAAAGATCAAGGAACATCCCAGAGGCACCAGTCGTTGTGCTACCGGCAGCAACATCCATCTCAGCATTTTGGCCAATGTCTGTCGTAGCAAACGTGGCACCACCCGTCTGGGTTTCAAACACAAGATTGGGATCATCCGCAACCAACACATATCGATCGGTAGAAGCCCGACGATAAACAGGAGTATTCAGGTCCGTGACCGGAGGGACGTTTTGCACGTCGCCCATACCGGAGAACAAGAAACCCACAACCACACCCAAAGCCGCCTCAGTAGCACCACCGGCATGACGAGCAATCGTTTGAACGCCTGTGGGCGAACGGCCGTCACCACCCAGCTTAACCAAGTCGCCAACCATGACGACATCTGAGTTAGCAGAGGGCATAAAATACACGTTGGCCTCACCATTGTATGGGGCCCCCGTGATCGATTTAATAGGCCGAAGCCCATTAATGCGCGAAACACTTGACATTAGTAATTCTCCAAATAGTCAAATATATGGGAAACTCTAATGGCAAGTATGAAATTTATCCCCGAGAAACCTCAAGAGATCCATACGTACCATCAAGAGCCTTTCGTTTGATGGAAGCTTCCACATCGTCCACGCGCTTTTGTTTCTCAGCTTGATCCTCTTCGTGCCATTCACGCTTGATGCGCATAACAACACCTCGAATACCCCCGCCAACAGGAATTTCCTTGGCAGAACCGATAGCAGAAGCGGTAGAAGCCCGCTTGTCTCCCACCTGTACGTTCTCATCCTGCACGACTTCATAGCCAGCTTCCTGAAAACGCATGATACGATCTTCCGTATTGTTCACGATTCGGTACACGTAGTTGGGATCTTTCCCCCGAACAGTTAGCAAGTTCCGACTCCCCACAGGGGAACGCTTCGGCCGCCCGCTCGGCGGTTTAGAAATAGATTCTTTCAGATCCATATTAACCTCTCATCTTTTTGAGTTGTTCGATGTATTCCGCTTCAGTAATGGGAGCACCACTACGAATAAAGCGTTGCATCGTTCGACGCTCGTCGTCTGTCAGTTGGAAGTTGTCTTTGGTTTTCACACCAGATTTAACTCCACTAGACTCTACACCACCCGGCTTGTCGCGGTTCGGATTATGAAACCGCTTGGGGAATTCTTCTCGTACAGCTTGTGCAACCTTACGCAACACCTCACTAGGAGAGTTACCACTGGCTTGCAGTTCTTGACCTAGGCGATCCGCAAACGCCTTCATGGGGGCATTCGTGGCATACCATTGATTTTGTGCTACCCATTGCTGGAACTCGGGGTGAGCCTCGCCAGAATCCCCAACTTGGGGTGTGGGAGCAGCCTTAAGTTCTCGCTGTTCCTCACGGACAGCAGCAATCTTTTCATCAATGTCGATCAGGGCATCAGCATCACCGTCCGCAAGGGCGGTTTTCTTTTGCTCTTTGAGCGCGGCTAGAGCACGACCATATTCGTGTTCCCGGATATCAGCATTAAGCTTAGCCATATCGGCAAGAGCTTTCTTGACATCCTTGAGTTGCTTGGATTGATCTTCAATCTTCTTGAACAACTCACCACGCCGCAGGAATTCTCCTGCATCTACCCATTTATGTTCCTCGCCCTGATACTCATCTTTGGGAACCCAGCCTTGTTCACGGGCTTGAAGTTCTGCGGGGGAGGCTTCTACTTCTTGTTTGACTTCTTCAGTCTGTAAGTTTTCGTCGGCCATTATTGGTCTTTCTTAGAAATGATACACACAACATCTTCGTCGTTGAGCAGGACGTACTCCTCATTATCGTCCGGATCTGTAACCACTTTGCCACTATAGCGGGCAAAAGCAATTACATCACCAACCTTAAGGGGACACTCCGTGTCAAATCCTACGTAAGCGGTGGGGCCAATAGCAACTACTGTTCCCTTATCTACGCCTGCTTGGGCTCGTTTGTTATCCTCATGATCGGGAATTACGATGCCTGCGGCGCGGGCTTGTTTGTACCTAGGATCAACATCTTCAAGCTTTTCTTGCTTGACAATGATTCGATGAATTACTGGTGTAAGCATTATTCGGTTCCTTCGTAGTCAATTCCAAGAAAATCTTCATATGCTTGGATAGCACCTACGCGATACCGGTCATACGCAGGATCTATTCCTGCCGAGACTGCCAGTTCATCCTTGATGGCTTGCTGTCTATCTCGAATTGTCTTAAAAACCTCTTTGGTCGCATAGAGTGACTTCCACTCCACAAACTCATTTTTGGTCATTTATTCCCTTTTCTTAGGAGGCGACTTAGTCGCTTGCTTTTGTTTGACCTTACCCATCTCCTCGGTCTGGCGGACCTTCTGGGTGTGGTCTACCTCTTTGTGCATTGTGTCCTGCACAAATTTCATTTTGTCCCTAGCGATCTGAGCACGAGTGGTGTGCAGCGCCTTAGCTACATCCAATTGAGCAGAGATTGCCTTGAACCGTAACTCTTGGTCTTGTGCCTGTTTCTCCATTGCCTGCTTGAATTGCAGGGATTGGGATTCCATAGCTGCCTTAAACTGCATCTCTTGCTGCTTAAGGCCGTGGTCAGCCTGTTGTGCCTGTTGCTTAGCCTGAAGCTCAAGGATCTTGGGATCAGGTTGAGGCGGAGGCAGTTGTCCAGTCTGGGCCACTTGTGGATTGAGAAGCTCCATGTAGTTAGGCTGCTCTTGAGCTTCCAAGATACGCAGACCAACCTTGACAGGATCTAGGATACCCAGGGGTAACAACTCCATCAGTCCTTGGGCTTTCAGTAACTTCTCCGTTTGGGAGACTGCTGTGGGGTCCGCACCCGGACAGACATCATAATCTTCACGGGAGAAATCGTTAGGGGAGATGGAGGCGTCTAGAACATTAGCGTAAGTCTCAGGATTGAGATAAGTGGCATTAATGTCGAATAGCTTGTCAAACTCCTGTCCCAAGGCACGATAGATGCGCTTGTAGACTGCCGTGAAAACCTTCATTCCCTGCTCAATGGTAGCCATTGTCGTTGTAGCGGGAGTGTTCTGACCCGGCATCTTACCGACGAAAATTTCAGCAACTGAGGCCAGCTCCTTACCCGAGGTAATTAAAGAGCCCATAAGCTGAAATAACACGTTTGAGGGCTCTTTTGTGGGCAGGGGAACGATCTGTTTCTTAAGATCATCTCCCGTAGATGCCACAGCCTTCCACTCACCCGGTTTGAAGGCTTGTTCCCCCATCCGGATCTTCAGGGCTTTTCCAAGGAAACCACTCTGAAGGTTGTTTAGTGTACCTGAGTCAATGAGCTGATTAATCAGCGTATTAACAGACTCATTAATTGGACCTAACAGGGTGCCAAAACCGATGTCATAGAAGCAACCCTCTGGATTGGGGATAAACGAGAACTTGGTGTAGTATTGGATGGGCTCAATCTTGATAAGCTCGCCATCATCCCCCACAGTAATCGTCTTTTCCGAGTAGCGGGCTGCAATTCGCACCACTTTCCCGGAAGCTTCGTGGAAAGTTACCACATAGGGCTCTTCCAAGCCGTCGTCGTCCAGATCTAGCCACGTATGCTGCTCAATAAACAGGAACGGAGTAGTCTTGTCATTGGGCGGAGCAGCGCCATCGATGTTAGACGGCGTAGGAACATCGCCCAAGTCAACATCAAGGAATACGCCAGCCCGCTTACGCTCATTTACCTTGCGCTCATTCAACTCAATCAGCTCACTGATGCGCTCAGCAGTGTCAAGAGAAGTGGCGTAGTAGTCCACCACAAGATTTTGTGGAAGAACTAGCTTGGAACAGGGCTGCTTGTTAACAGAATCCCAGAATGTCTTCTTGAAAACACAACCAACAATAGGAAGCTGGAGGAGGAGCTTGTCCATATCCTCTTCCCAGCCCTTCATTTCATGAATAAGCTGGTAGCTCATATAGGTGGATATACGATCCGCCCTCTTATACTTTTCCCCAGTTTCGTCTTTACCAATAACTTTGGACTTTACCACTTTCCCGTCCGATGGGACAAGGCTGGGGTAGGCCCGTGCAGCAAACTGCATAGCTGCCGTAGTGAGCAGCGGATACTTTACGTTAGAAGCCCCCGGCCACGGGAAGGTTTTGTCCTCACGATACTGGAGAGCAAGGCGAGTGTACTCTTCCAAGCACTCTTCCCAGTCCTGCCGACTAGCTTTGTCAGACTCATAGCCTGCTTTAGCGTCAGCACCAATCTTTTCCAACTCGCCTTTGTCTAATTTTTCTGCAAAATTAGCCGATTCTAGGATAGCACGCAGAGAAGCAGCCGGAGTGGGCTGCTCTTCTTGGGGAGTTTCCATTGGTTCAGCACCAAATCCCTCGGGAAGGGGTTGTGGTTGCTGAGACATCCCGCTAATAGCCTGTGTATCTAGACCTGCTTGACCCGTTGGACTGCTCTGCGTAGAGTTCATCATAGTATTCATCGTCTTCTAATTCCTCTTGTGTGGGGGCTTCTACCATTTTGTCAAGCATCATGCCTAGATAGGCGAATGCATCGACTTGGTCGTCGTGTTTCCCACGCGGGAAGGTTAGACATTCATTTTCAAATTGAGGGTACCAGTCAGCATCCTTGTCAAAAGTGATTCCTTTGGCTCGCATACGGGCTTGGATTGACCTTGCCCGCGCTGTTTTCTCTTTTCCCATGTGCCTGAGTTCTACAAGACTGGGGAAAGTGTTGGTTGCCAGCATCTCTTCCTTTAAGAAGGGGCCGATGGCCTGTGAAACCTGCATGTGTTCGATCCCGATTGCCACAGGATCATATAGTCTTTGTAGCGACAGGATGGTATCTACAATTTCCCGTCCATCTAAGCGGTCCCGGATGACTTGCTTGATGTGAATAACCTTGTTTTCGTCTACGCCAGCGATAAGGAAGATACTCCAGTCGGCTTTTTGGGCCTCACTGATAGCCAAGTCTGCCGTAATATAGTAGTTTAGCTTGGCTTTTTTATCCTCTGGGGTCATTCGCAGGAAGTCAGACTTCTTGAAAAACGCCACAGATTCATCGATGGGGTAGTTTAGATATTCCTGTGAGTAGATGTCTAGTGTACCATCCCGCACAGCTTCCTGCATCATCATCTTGAAGTCTTCAACAGACTTCTTTTCTGGCCAGAGTAACTGCGAAAAGTCAGGATTGTGGGCCTTGTACTTGATAGCTTTCCACATCGTCTTTCGCTTAGAGTAGACTTTTAGGCCATCCTCTACTGTGTAGCGATCAGACATATTAGGCATCATACCTTCAAGCAGGGAGTCCATATGCAGGATAGTGCCTACGATACGAACAATCCCAGAGTCACTACGGCAGGGTAGCAAAGCCCCCTTGAACCATCTGCGCATCTTATCACGACGGTCCTTGTTCATGACCAGTTCATCATTCTCGATGTCGTCGCAGAGAATAATGTCTGGACGAGAGCCGTTCCAGATTAATCCACGAAGCTTCTGTTCCGCCCCCTTAGCAATAATCCGAAATGTGTGGCCGTCGTCCAGCTCAACAATAATATCCGCTTCTGTGTCCTTCAGAAATCTGACCTGACCTTTTTCGTCCCGCTTGATGCCAAACAGATCAATGAGGTCGGCGTTGTCCTGTAGTTCCTGTTTGAATGTTCCTAAGAACAAAGAAGCCTGAGATTCGGTGTCGGAAACCAACAGCATGAATCTCCGTTCACGAAACAGGAGAGTGGATAGGCCATACCCTAGGGTAATGGCAGTAGATTTGGCGTGGGCTCTGGGGGCGGCTATCGCCACAAACTTCTCGGGGCCACAGCAGAGATCCCAACACTCTCGGTGGAAATCCGGGATTCCTGCCTTACCATCAAATCGTGAAGCTAAGACACTGCCAAGAAATCCCTCCACCATTTGAGGTGTTACTTTCATGGGATTTTACACGTAATTCTAGGCTGTATGGGACAATTTGTGGCCCCACACGCATATCCTGTTACTCCACTGAAGTCCATTTCACAACGAGAGCATTTGTTTCTTAGAGGTAGGGTATAATCAGGGACGTCCTGTACTTGACCAGATGGAAAAGGCTGATTGATAAACTTTTCTAATCTTTCTACTCTACGTAGAACTTCTGAAATATCTATAGGAGTTCCCATTAACGTCTCCTACGCTCTCGTCTACTGGTTTGTGATTTAATAGAACTATCCGAGTTCCGTGCGAATGATCGATTACTAGATGCTGACGCTACGCGAAGGTTGCTAGCGGAATTGCTACCGCCTTGGGAAAGGGCGCGTTTATGATCTAGATCCTTCCCGTCCCCCTTGCTAGTTAGGCCGGAAGCGTTGGCCTTCCTTCGGGCTACCGTCCGCAAACTCCTCTTCCTCCTCTCCTCCGGCTTCGAGTTGTACAGCTCGTTCTCCCGCTTGTAGTCCCTCTTCCCGTTCTTCATGTACGGCATCGTCAACTTCCTCTACTAATTCAATTGTTCGTTCTTCGTCTACAATCTCAGTAATTTTACGTGTCGCAAGTTCCGCAAACCGTTGGGCAAGCTGCTCCAGTTTGTTTTCTACCTGTCCGTCATTGAGTCGTTCGTAATTACGTGAGGCGATTAGATCCCGCTGCTCAATGGACGATACGGCGACCTGATGAGCTTCCCGCATGGAGACTGGGACTCGCTTAAGCTTCCCGGCTTTCTGGTCAAAGATGTAGTTCCCGTTCTTGAGCCGATCCTCAGTTTCATCCAAAGCCTTGCTGGCAATCTGCTTGAGACGTGAGGAGAGCTGCAGCTCGTCTTCCGTGCGGAGGTCTGCCTCGATCGCTTTCCACCATTCCTTTTGCTTCCAAGCACGGATGGTGTTGTGCGGGATCTGGAGGGCACCTGCCGTGAGAGCCATACTTCCAAGGATCAGGTAGGTTTTAACAGCCTCAATCTTCTGGGTATCTGACCAATGTAGGTTGGTTTCCGCAACTACCGGGCGCTTCTTGATGCGCCGTTTCTGACGTTCTGGTGAATCTGATAGCATCTTTGCCTCGTTATTTAGTGGTGCCGACAGGGTTGAATCGAACACCCGACCTACTCGTTACAAATGAGTGGCTCTACCAACTGAGCTATATCGGCATTAAAAGGTGTCCCTTGCAGGTTGGCTCAATTCTCTGCATTTCCCCACTCGTGGTGAGGGTTCTCGCCGTTTGAACTAAAGGGACTTTTGATTCTTGGGTAAGCACTCCAGCTCGGCCGGGTACTGAGCCCCATTGGGGGCGATTACGATAATCCTGACCTTACCCTCAACGCCCAAAGGGCACAGCCAAAGGATCGTTGTGCCGTCGGGCCAGCGGCCCACGGAAGGCTCACGGTTGTCCTTTACTTGGGCCGTAAGGCCGAAGGAAGCAAGGAGGAGCAGCGTGGCTGCCATTAGGTTTTTTAACAAGGATGTTTACTCCTTTACGCCGACCGTGGCATTTGAGGGAGGCGTTTAACAGCATTTAGGAAAGCTGTTCTTACGCTACATTTACGCTCACGCGGGCCCCAAGCCCGCAAGAAAAGTAGTGTCTATACTTAATATTATACCATAAATAAAAGCTTTTGTCAAGCTTTTTCTTCATTTTTCTTAAAATATATTTTTACAGGGGGCTTGACAAAGCCCCTCTTTTTATGCTATACTAAACTTAAGTATATATATATATATATATTTGTATTTAAGTATTTATGTATATTTATATATTTCTTTCTTTTCTTTTATAAACCTTTTCTTTTCTTTCTTTACGCCAACCCTACGCGAGCTGTGAAGCGAGCGTCCCACCAATGCCTCTAAAAGGCCTTAAAAGGCCCCTAGAAGCCTCCATATCCCCCTAGGTAAGGGGTATGTAGCCACAACCCCTTAAAACGTCCTGTAGGCCCGATCCCCCCTCTTTTTGAAAAACCCCACAGATTTTGTTAAGGTGGGTTACGCATTTTCGCCGTCCCCTGAATTTTCCCCCCTCCCCCCCTCTGTTTTTACTGACTGATGGGTCATTAATTAGACTGGTCGGTTGGGTTTTACCACCCAGTGAAAGTTAGCGCCTACTTACGATCCCCAATGCGCAAGGTAGGATGCACTATAATGCATGCACTCCGGGTCGGGTTTACGGATGTTAGTAAGCACTAACTTACATGGTGCTTGGGCTGGCCTAGGGCAAGTTATCCACAAGTTCAGGCTATCAAAAAATGAGCAGCCGCTAAGCCTGTGAATAACCTAGGAGTACCCTTACCCTTACCCGCTGCCTGATCGCCTCACCTGCGCGGTTCACTGTATATTCATACAGGTTTTTATCCACAGCTTGCACACAGGGTTATCTACACCATATCAACAGGGTTATGCACACCTTTTGCACAGCTTTATCCACAGCTTATCTACAGGGTTATCCCCAGAGTCTTATGTAAGACTAGCTACGGATTCGATAGCGAAACTGCTATCATTAGGATAGTAAAGCGTAGCGTGGCACGGGTTGTGCTTCGTGCGCGCATGGCGCGTGAGAATTCCCCCATATTTGACAAGGTTATTATTTTGTGATATTCACGCATGTGCATGGGCAGGGCATAGGGGTTTACCCTTAGAAGATTTAGATATCCTACTCTAACGAAGGGTTATTGTTTTGTGGTGTAATTCGGTTGTCAGTTGCTGAGATTACTCGCTACTGACCGGCAGGCTAGCCCTAGGCACGTACACTGCGTGCCAACCATTCGGGGCTAGCTAGTGCCATAACCAGTTCACTAACAATCTATTGTGTAGGGTGTCTCATGCGTCGCATGGGAAACCAATTCGGCTATTCGATAGCGTTTATTTAGTTGACATTCAGTCAGGGTATTTCTTTGTCCGGTAAGTGTGTGGCACATCCTAGGTATGCTAGACAACCCCGAGGGACAACATACCCGCAATGTCTGACACACTCGCATCAATCGATAACCCCATAGCGTTTCCAGAACCCATGTAATCCAGTGGAGTGCACGCCAATGCATGGTCGATGTTTGAGGCATCCTACACAGTAGATCGTTAGTGTTTAACAATCCGTCTAGACTATCTCCAATCCAAAGGATCAACCCGCCGGTCGTGAGACAATGCGGATTGGTGGGTCCTGCCCCTAGATTAGCCTAAGTAAGTGAGCACTCACTAACATATGGTATCATGCACCAAAAACAGTGCATAAATTCTAATATTAGAAAAACCTAGGGGCAGTACCTACGCTGCAAACCTTTGGAGCGCAAGCAAGCATGAATGATAAATCCATTAGAAACAAACTGGTTTTCAAAGGCCTAGTAAGGCCCGCGAATCATCAACGGCAAGCACAAAAGCCGGGCCATGCAATCGCAGTCCGTCGGACGGATGACAGGCCAGC